GCAAAAATGCGTCTTTATGACTGCGAACAATCTGCTCAAAATGATATCCTTGACAATGGAAAGGATGAAGAGTATGATTATGAAGAAAGAAAACCTAAAAAATCATTCGAAGGATTTAAATTCTAATATGACTATTGATCTTAATAAGTATGTCGAGTTCGTTAATACCACTACCTCTAATCCTAGTAAAGACCACACATCTTTCATCAATCGTCTCATGGAACTTCGGGAACAGGAGTTTCCTTCCGAGCGATTGCTTACTGCTGCTGTAGGTATGTCCGCAGAAGCAGGTGAGTTTACTGAGATTGTAAAAAAGATCGTCTTTCAAGGTAAACCTGTAAATCAAGAAAATCTTTTTCACTTGAAGCGTGAACTTGGTGATATTATGTGGTATGTTTCTCAGGCATGTATTGGTCTTGATATTTCACTTGAAGAAGTGATTCAAATGAACTTTGAGAAACTGAGTGCCCGTTATCCTGAAGGTGCATTTAGTATTGAACGTTCTGAAAATCGTAAGGAGGGAGACCTGTGACTAAAGAAAAACAAGTAACAATCAAAATGGATGCTCGTGCAGCAGCTGCAGTTCGTCAAATTCTGTTTGATGCTCAAAAAGGATACACATACGATGAAGCAAGTGTTCCTCTTCGTGTAGTTGATATTCGTGGAGTGATTCAACAACTTGATGATAATATCGGTGCTGTTCTTGGTGCTTGATAAATAAATTACCCTTCGGGGGTTTCTTGGGGATATAGCTCAGTTGGTAGAGCGCGGTCTTTGCAAGGCTGATGTCAGGAGTTCGAGTCTCCTTATCTCCATTTATTAAAAATAAAAGTTGGAATAAATATAAGTATATCAAGACAAATATGAAGACATATTCCGATTTTATTAAAGAATCCATGAAGTCTAGACCTGTAATGCAGGCCACTAGGCTTCGTTTGAATAGCGATGGGCATGGAGGATGGTATAGTAAGTCTGGAGAATTTGTTGCCAAAACAAGCGGGCAAGGATTAAAGTTTTATAATCAAAGTCAACGTTTTGGGAGAAGAGATCCTGCCCAGGTAAGAACTTTAAAAAATCAACAGGTAGCAGCAACTCAAAATCCAAACGAAGAATATGAAAAGAATTTGAGGGAAAAATATATTGCAAAAGAAATATTTAATGAAGGTGATATTATTCAAAGTTTAGTTAATGGAATGGTTGGAAAAATTCTTCGTAGGGGAACAAATCATTTAATTTGTGTTACCGAAGATAATAAAATGTTTAAATCTTGGATTAAAGATGTTGTTGAATATACTGAAGTGAAAATGGATAGTCTTATGAGAGATAAGGAGCATCCAAATACTTTAGTTGGAACTTTAGGTGCTTTTAAGTATCATGCAAAAATGACTCCAGGTGCTATCGGAACTGGTAAAAAAAATTTAGCAGCAGGGCAAAAAGCCTATGGTGTTAATTTGATAAATAACTATAAGAAAAAAAAGTAACTAAAAATTGTAACAATGTCAATGAATATCCTTAACGACATTTCCTCGGTGTATGTAAAAGAGGTAATTGAACCACAATTAGGTAAAAAGGAAGCACCTTCTGCTGCTCCCACTGGTGGTGGTGCTAAAAAGGTAGAAAAGGGAAAGACTGGAGTGGAAGCTTCTGCTAAGAGAATTCGCCAAGCAGTCTATGACATTCGTTATCGTGCAAGAAGAGAAGGAATAGAACTTGATAAAGCATACAATCAATATATGGCCCATACTACAATGTCTGGTCCTGAAAAAACTGCAGTTAAAGAAAAATTAGGTATTGGCCCTGGTGGTGGCAGCTCAGTTACTGAGGAATCAGAGTCGGTAAAATCTAAAAAGTTTCAGGTTCGTGTTACTGATAAAGAATCAGGTAAAACTTATGTTCGTTATGCAACTCGTGAAAAGATCAATCAGTTAAGATCAAATCCAAACATCTCTTCAGTTGAAATGACTCAATATGGAAAACCATATGAAGGTGAAAAGCAACGTGGTGAATATACTGCAAAAGCAAAATCAGGTAAAGGATTAGATCAAGATGGTGATGGTGATAAAGATTTTGCAGATGTAATGTCGGCAAGAATGCAAGCATCTGGAATGTCTAAAGATGCTGCAAACAAAAAAGTTGAAAATAAACCTTATAATAAAAAATCAGTAAAAGAAGGATTTTCAAACTGGAGACAAGATCTTTGCGAATTAATGGATACGCTTGATTCTCCTGATGATGTTCAAAACAAAAAAACTCAAATAAAAGAAAATCCAAAAATTAATAATAAAATTGTAATTAATCCTGAATTTAAAGAGTCAGTCGAAAATCTTGGTGGATTTTTGATTGAAATGGTAGAACTTAATGAGGAATTTATCTCAGAGTCTGTTAACATTGCATCTGAGTATTTTTATGAGCAAGGATTAAATGAAGAAGGTGTTGATATTTTAATAGAAGAATTGGGACTCGATAATTTTGTGGATTTTGTTTTTGAATTAAATGAAGAGTTTAATTTAAACGAAGCAAGAACTTTACTCGGTAAGAAAAAAAGTCCACAAAAACTTCCAAAAGGAACTGCTCCTTCCCAAACAACAAAAGCAGCAGTAGAAAAATATGGAACAACCAGAAGATTTAAAGGTGGATCTTCATCATCAACAGTTAAAAGAAAATCAGTTGCAGTTAAAAAAGCAGTTGAGAAACAACCAGAAACTCAAGCAACGCCTAAAAAAACCAAAAGAGGAATTCTAGATAAAGTTGCAAAAGCAGTTTTATCTGGAATGGAAAGACATCAAAAAGCAACTGCTGCTGCTCGTCAATCATTTCAAAAAGGAATGGCAAGACATAAAGCAGCAACATCTACTGCTTCTAAAGTAGTTTCTCAAACTGCTCAAACTGCAGCAAAAGCGGCAAAAGTTGGTGCAAAAGGTGCTAGTGAATTTGGTAAAGGTGTTGCTTCTGGTGTTAAAGAAACTGGAACTGCCGCAAAAAAAGTTAAGAAAGCAGTTGTTGGTGAAGAAACTGAAATTGAAGAAAGAACATTAAATCCTTATGCTGTAGGAATGGCGGCTGCGATGAAAGCAACAGGAGACAAACCACCTCTTAAAAAATCGACAATTACAAAGGCACATAAAATTGCTAAAAAAGTTGAAGCAAACGAGGATTTACAACCAACCACTCCTCAACAACTTGCTGCTCAAAGACAGTTAGCAATGGCACAAAAGAAAGTGACTGCTGCTGATCAAGCCGCTCTCCAAAATCAAAAAAAGGTTAATAAGCAAAATCAATCTCAACAAACATCTCAGCAACCAATGGAGTCTCTGAATACGGAGACTGATACAATTGATGAGTTGACTAGATATGCTAAAGAAACTGGCAAAGATCCTCAGACCGGTAAACCCTCAGTAAAAGGTGGTAATCCGCCACCACCAGCAATGAGAGGTCTTGAAAGAGAACTTAGAAGCACTGGTGGATTGATGTCTTCTAGAAGGAAACCAATTCAACGTCAAGGTCAGAAAAAAGATCCTGGCAAAAAACCACCTGCCGCAGGTGAGTATGGTGGACCTGTATCTCCTGCACAAAAAGTAGCGATGCGCCGTGCTGCTGCCCAAAGATCTCAAGATATGCAAAGTTCAAGGTTTGACTGATTCTAAATAGGACAGGATACTCTTCACACGGAGGTCATTATGTCGGCAGTCGTCGCTTGGTGTTTAGCAAATCAGGCTCTTATCGCAACTGTACTTTTTGCAGTTTCGGAAGCACTTGGAGCAAACCCAAAGGTAAAATCAAACGGACTTCTTTCACTCATTCTTCTTCAAGCTCAAGCAGCACTGAAGAAGAAAGGTGCTACAGATTTTACTCCCTGATTAAAAAATCTTATTTTTATTGAATAAGACCTAAAAATCTAAGGTCTTATTTTTTTATAAATATTTCTACGAACAAAATTAGTACAGGTAAAAAGAATGGCACTCTGGGGCATTTCAACAACCACTGAAACTGCAGCAAATAATTACGCAATTCCAAAGTACAACCATAGTGTTGATCGTAATAGAAGTCCTTGGAATACTTTTGCTGACGTTCGTGGGTGGATTCAAAGATGGTATGGAACTACTGAAAATTCTGGATTATCGACACATTACTATGATGAAGTATTAGTCCCTGTTGCAGGATTAAATACGGGTCCTGCAACTGGTATTAGCAGCAATTCAACTGGATTATGTATTGCCACACCAGTGGCTGTATTCTTTGAAGATCCTAATCAAGCATCCCCAATTACCATTGGTGCTGGCGGAACTGATAGAATCAGAACAAATGGACAAACAGGTTATGTTCATGTTGTTTGGAACGAAAATGTTTATTGCGGCGCTGGTGCGACAGTACAAGTTGTTGGTGTCAATACTTTAGGTTCAGTTGTTAATCGTACTGTAGCGACCGCTGCTTCAGTAGCACCAAACTGTGCTGTTCAAGCGTATACAAATGCTGATGGATATATTTTATACAATAATTTCTACGGACAAATCAGCAATCGTGTGGCATTTGCCTTCACTTCAGGAAACGCAGGAATTGGAACAGTTCTTCAAATTGATTTAGGTCGTGGTGTTGTTGGAACAATCACTGATTTCTCTGGCGGCGCTGCTGTAGTTAAGACCTTTACCTCAGACTTGTCTTATAACGTTGGGGGTGCAGGTGCATACGCATCTGGAGTTGGAATTGGTACTACCACATTAACAGTGACTGCATGATATGATTTTTAATGAATTGAACGAGGACAATTTCCTCCTTTTTGCTATTAAAAATTATGAAAATCCTCAAGCGGTAACAAAAGAAGATTTTGATAAAGATTTAAATCATTTTAAGTATATTAAAAGATTATTGAAGAGATACAAAAATACAGGTGAGTTAAAAACTCACCTTCTTCTAAATCATTTTATTGTACTTTATAATATATTTGGTGAAGCAACTACACCAATGTTATTTTTTAAAATTGAAAAAGATTTATGGGATTCATTAAAATCTTTTATTATATTTCTTGGAAAGTTTCCAGAATATCCTAAATCAAGTATTCATGATATTCAAGTTGATTTAAATTGTCTTTCAGAATTAAATAAAATCTACAATGGATCACAAGAAACTTGACTGGATCATTTCTATTATAAAAGAGCAAATGGTAGCAAATGCGCCGGGAGCTCAAGGTGGATTTTCTGGATCTTCAGAATCTAAAGGACCGACTGCAGGTTTTGATCCTGTAATGGGATTATCGAGAAGAAAGAAATATGCATCTTTAGGAGTGGGATCCCGCAAACGCTGGATGAAAAAGAAACCATCGCAGTAGAACAATGTTTGGTCAAGACTCAAAAATTAAAGTTGCAGTTCTTGAAGAAAGAGTTAAAATTCATGAGGAAATGGTTGAGCGTGTAGATGCTGCCATTCAAACGTTAAGTGAAACAAATCAAAATATTTGCAAAATGCTTGCAGTTCATGATGAAAGATTAGATCAGTGTGCGAGAGAAGATATAAGTATTATTGAAAAAATTGGTAAAATTGAAGTAAAACTTGAGGATGTGTCTAGAATTAAATGGATGACAGTTGGATGTGGAGTTGTTTTAGTTGTATTGGCAACAGCACTTTCAACTTTAGCATCTGGATGGTGGACACCATCAGAAATTAAAATGCAGAATGAAAAATCGACGCATCAAGAAACAGTCATCCCAAATAAATAATCTAAGTGTATTGGCACAAGATGCCAATGAAAATTAAAAGAAAACCAACTTTGTACTCTCTCCAAAAAGTAACAAATTCTGTCATAAAATGGACTGCCATTATGACTTGTTTGTGTCTTGACAAAACAAAATAAGATGTTAGAATACGGGAAACGTGGTCTTTGGTTATGGATTTTGTTGATGTTAAGTACATCAATTTGATATCTTCTCGACTTGATAAATTTAAAAAAATTAAAACCAATCTTTATAATTTCAGATGTCCTCTTTGCGGAGATTCTAAAAAAAATAAAACAAAAGCAAGAGGATATATTTACCAATTAAAAAATGATACTAACTTTAAGTGCCATAACTGTGGTGTCAATATATCTTTTAATAACTTTTTAAAACAAATAGATTCAACAACTCATAAAGAATATACATTTGAAAAATTTAAACAAGGAAACACAAGAAGAATTCTTGTATCTGATGAACCTAAATTTGTATTTAAAAAACCAGTATTTAAAACAAAAATTAATCTTCCTTTATGTTCTGAAGTAGAAAAAGGTAAATCTTATCTTGAGTCGCGTAAAATAAATCCATCAAAATTTTATTATGCACAAAACTTTAAGGAATTTGTTAATTCTCTTAAACTAACATTTGCAAAGACTGATTTTGATGAATCTCGTATTATAATTCCACTATACTATAAAAAAGATTTAGTGGGACTTCAGGGAAGAGCACTTGGTTCTTCTCCAAATAAATATATCACTGTTATGCTTTTTGATGATGCACCAAAAATTTATGGTCTCGATGAAGTCAAAAAAGATCAAACTGTCTACATCACGGAAGGTCCGTTCGATTCCACTTTCATTTCAAACGCGATTGCTCTTTGTGGAGCTGATGGTGATATTAGTAAGTGGGGTATTAGCGATTGTGTGTGGATCTATGATAACGAACCACGTAATGCAGAAATCCATGCTCGAATCGAACAATGTATCAATAGAGGAGACAAAGTTGTAATTTGGCCTTCATCAATAAAAGAAAAAGATATTAATGATATGATTCTATCTGGACTAGATGTTCAGACCGTGATAGAATTGAATACATATTCTGGATTAGAAGCAAAACTAAAATTTACTACTTGGAAGAAAATATGAGCAACGGCACTAAAGTTAAAAAGCGTGATGGTCGAATTGAGTCTCTTGACCTGGACAAAATGCATTTAATGGTTGAAGAGGCATGTAAAGGTCTTGCGGGAGTATCTGCAAGTCAAGTCGAAATGACTTCTGGTATTCAATTTTATGACGGTATTACCACAGCAGAAATCCAAGAAATTCTGATTCGTAGTGCTAGTGATCTTATCGATTTAGATCATCCAAATTATCAGTATGTTGCTGCTCGTCTGCTTCTCTTTGCGGTTCGTAAGCAACTTTATGGGAAGATGAAAGAACTTCCATCTCTTGAGCAGCACATTTACAACTGCGTAAATCAAGAGGTATATGATAATGACATTTTTAACAAATACTCTAAAGAAGAGATTGAACGTGCTGATGGATATATCGATCATGACCGTGACTATCTTTTCACTTATGCAGGTCTACGTCAGGTCGTTGATAAGTACCTCGTGCAGGATCGAAGCAGTGGTGGTGTATATGAAACCCCACAATTTATGTACATGATGATTTCTCTGACAATCTTTGCAGAGTATCCAAAAGAAACAAGAATGTCATATGTCAAGAGGTATTATGACGCAATTTCCAAACACAAAATCAACATCCCTACCCCCATTATGGCAGGTGTTAGGACGCCACTTAGACAATTCGCTAGCTGTGTTCTTGTTGATGTTGATGACACCCTCGATAGTATCTTTAGTAGCGATATGGCTATTGGCAGATACGTTGCACAGAGGGCGGGAATCGGCATCAATGCTGGTAGAATCCGTGGCATCAACAGTAAGATCAGAGGCGGAGAAGTGCAGCACACAGGTGTTGTTCCATTCCTCAAGAAGTTTGAAGCGACTGTCCGATGCTGTACTCAGAATGGCATTAGAGGTGGATCAGCTACGGTTCACTTCCCCATTTGGCACCAA